ATTCAAGAAGAACGACTAGACAAGACCGCAAAAGATCTAAAAACAGCATCCAATATCAAAGCGGGACTTCAGACTGTTAAGGAAATGAAGGACTTAGGGAAAAAAGGGAATCTAGGAAGAGGATCTAATATCTTGAAGGTGTGGGGAGGAGAAACAGCGAAGGATTATGCCCAATATGAACAGCTCGGTAAATCCCTTATTCAGCTTTCGACTACTATTCCTATTAGAAACCGACAAGAATTTGAAACGTTGGCGCATAATCTTTACGATCCTTCCTTACCTGACTCCGCTAGAGAAGGTATTTTGAATGCGATGGAGAATATTCTTAATCGATCACTTCAATCAGAAGAATCGAATGTAGTTCAAGATGTTGCTAAAGATGTTCAATCAACTGGCGAGAAAATCCGCGTAAAGAATAAGTTAACTGGTCAAACAGGAACTATCCCTTTAGATAAATTTACGGAAGATAAATATGAACGAATTTGATGATGGTTTTGAACCTGATATTGAAGAAGATGGTTTTGTTGCCGATGAACCCACTAAGCCTGAGCGTCATCCAATTGCTAAGGGTGCTCGCGCTGCTTCTCAGTATGTTTTAGGAAGAATTGAAGGAACTCCTGCGGGCATAGTTTATGATATTGGAACTACTCCTGCTCGTTCAAGAGGATATCTGACCAATTTAAGTCTAGAAGATGCGGGAAATGAGATCGAATATCTTTATGAAAAAAATTCCGGTAAAACCTTTGATGATTGGTCCCCGAAAGACAAAGAAATCTATGAAGATCTGGCAGATAGAATAAAGAATCCCAAGAAGATTTATGAAGAATCCAAACCTGTAGATCTTAGTATTCATTCTCTGGCAGGCGCGGTCACCGGAATAGACTTTACCCCCGAAGGAGCTTTAGAGAAAGCAGCTCATTGGGCTGGGTTTGTCAAAGACCCCACTAAAGCTAAAAGTCTCCTTGAAATCGGATTGAATCCTAAAGAGCTTGCAAAATCAATCCTTCCGTTCCCTAAAGAAATATTTCGTGGTATCGGGGCTGGGACAGCACTTCAAATGGCAGAGGAAAATCAATTTGGACCTATAGGAACCATCGCAGCAGCCGTCGCGGGGGATATCATCGGTCATACTCCTAAAGGCATTTACAAAGCCGTAACCAATCCTAAACAGACAGCAGCGCAAGCCGTTAATTTCCTAACACTTAACAACACAAAACGCTTAGCTGCAACCCAAATCGCAGAGGACTTTGCAAAGAGCGGGATTCAGGTCGACGCAGGGACTTTAACTGGTTCTCCTTTAGTCCAGATGATGCAAGCGCGTCTTACTCAGTCCGGCCTCACAGGAAGCGCCTTAGATAACTTTCGCAAAGAACTCTCTGGTCAAATCACAAAAGAATACGAAAACATCATTGGCGATCTGGGTGAACTGGTCTTTGAAAACAATCACCAAGCCGCCGAAGCCATTAAAAACGCGGTCAAAGTCGAAGAAGTCGCACTAAACATCCCTAAAGAATCTCTCAAAGAACAGCAAGCTAATGCCCGTTCGCTTCAAGGTCGTGTGGCTGTTCAAGAACGTCCTGACTATCAAGAAGCATTACTCAATCGAATTGCTCCAGAGGAAACGCAAAGCAGTTATCAGGGTGGCGTGAATTTAAAGACAGCCGCCGAGGATATTATTACACCGATCAAGGAAGATTTCGATCAACGTTGGACTAACTTGAATGAACGAATAGCTGAACTTCCTGCTCAACCTGAAGCTCAATTAGCCCGTGAACTCGAAACGTTTGTCGCCGAACATGAAGGCTCGCTTTTACTGGGTGAATCAGCTCCAGAAGCTCGTGTATTAGGAAGTGCTCAAAGGCTTTTACAGCAATTAAGGACTCAGCAAGGGGGATTAATTGGTGTTACTCTTCAGGATTTAATCAAAACTAAGCGAACTTTGGCTGACGTTGCGAACTGGGAAATGGCTGGTTCCAACTTTGAGTCCGCATATAAAAAGCTAGTAGGGGATATTAATGCAGCAATAGACCGACAGTTAGTTAATCATCCTGAATTAAGGAATGAGTTTTTACATCTTAACGCTGACTATTCTACATTTAAAGATATATTCGAAAATAAAAATGTTCAAAAACTATTCGAACCTAAAAATGAAAACTACAATTCTATTTATAATGATTTTGTAAACAATCCAGATAAATTGCGTTCTTTAGAAGATGTAATGCATAATAATCCAAGAGGCGATGAATTAATCAATCAAGTCAAAAGAGACTATGCACAAAAAATCCTGGAGAAACCAGACCTATCTGCTAGGGACATCCGTAACCTTCAGGAAGTTCTCGGACCTCAATTTGATCCAGACATTCTTGAATTCATCACTCGCCGGCAAGAAGCTTTAGAACATCCACTTCCACGTGCAGCTCCTCAAGAACGTCTAGGCATAAACGCACAGATTGCCCCGCAGGAAGCGACAAAACCTATCGCAGGACGTAAGGTATCCGAGACTGGAACTGAACGCGCTAAGGCCGGTTTAAGGAAGAAATACGCAGAATTCATAGCTGAAAAAGAACCGCAAGAAATTCTTAGTGAAATGGATACTATTGAAGGCATCCGTAAAATGCGTAGAGCGTTAGAAACTACAAAAGAAGGTAAACAGCTATTTAAGGAATTATCTCGATTCAAACTTGCTGAAATGATCGACAAAAAGATGTCGGATGCGATTACGGAACAAGTCAAGCTCGGTAAGTTCTCCAACCTCTTAAATTCACAAAAGAGTAAAGACATTGTGAAAGAACTTATCGGAAAAGAAGCCTATAGCCGTCTAGAATTACTACAAAAAAACTCTGGAAGACTCGCTCAATCCGCAGGTAGGTTCTTTAATGCAAGCCAGTCCGGAACAACCATTGTTGATGCTGGACTTGTTGGTGCCGCTGTTTCTGGAGTCCTGCTTGGTAACCCTTGGATGGCGATACCAGCTATAGGTAAAATCGGTGGCTCTTATGTCCTCGCGAACTTGCTTGCTGATCCGGTATTCCTGAAAGAATTGGAAACGGCTATCAAAGCTAAACCAGCCGACTTTGCAAAGATCTTAACCGAAATGCTTCCTAAGATTGAAAAGGCTCACCAAGAAGCAAATCGTCTAGACAAAGAAGGTAAGGACTAAGTGGGGTCCCAAAAAATACTGACAATTGCGATGGTCATTACAACCCAAAATCCTAATGTCATTTCTTCTCCTTCAGTAAATCAATAAACATCTCATACAGCTTATCCGTTCTGGCTCCTTGGGCACGAACGTCTGTATCCAATTTATTTAAACTAATTCTGATTTCCCTAGTAAAATACCACCCAATAGCGCACATGGATAGTATTGTCTGCCAATTAAGTTTTTCTATGTAATTTATTAATTCCATATTTTTACCAATTTTTCCATGTTTTTTTTAATATTTCGCATACAAGAATTACCAAACCATTAGCCCCGATAATAACCAAAACTTCTAGCCATCCCATTTTGTATCCTTTTGTTGCACCGATTTTGCCATATTCCTCTATATAAAAAAAGTAAAGAAAAAACTATACAGTTAACTCCTTTTGCGTTATTTATCAAGAAAATACTTTAAAGGAGTCATTCATGGGTCTATTTACCAATCCTCTGGGTCATGCCGGGTTTCCACCTGCGACTACAGGGTCTACTGCCACCGTTCAAACACCTTACACACAGCCAAGTGAAGTCCGAGCTGCCACGCTTGCCGAAGTAGAAGCTGGTATCATCAACTACGCGTACGTTTCCCCGGCAACATTCAGTGCAGGTTCCACGGCCGACTTCGCTGCACCACCTCCGATCGGAAGCACCACACCGAACACCATCGTAGGCACAACCGTTCGCTCTACGGGACTTCTTACCGGAGGAACAGGCGTTACAGCAACCACGGGAAACCTTACTGCATCGGCTGTCGGATCAGGTCTTTTGCTTACACCAACTGTCGCATCTGGGGCTGCTTCGGGAACTGTAGTTGCTAATGGAAGAGTGGTTTCAGTCACTTTTACGGGTGTCAGTATTGCCGCAGCCGCAACACAGGCCTTTACTACCTCGAACACATCAATCACTGGAACAGGAACATTGCTGTCTATCACTATGGTTGGAGCTACTTCTGGTTCTGCCCTGACAATTCAATCAGTAGCTAACACAGGGGGACAATCCGTTATTACAGTCACAAACGGAACAGGCGCGACTACAACGACGGCGAACATCACTTTCACTTATCTCGTTCTTAACTAGGGGGTGTCATGGCACAAGTCAGATTCGACGTCTTGCGTTCTGTGGCATTCGGGGGAATTTCTGGTACATATGCTGTATTGGGAAGTGCCCTTTCATTTCCTGCCAGAATGTTCAAGATCACCAACAATACCAACGGCGACCTATTCATCTCAACGGATGGCACTAACAACATGCTATTCGTGCCAGCCGGAGGATTCACTCTCTACGACTGCTCCACCAATGCCGCCAATGTAAAGGTCACAGATAACTTCCTGGTTCCAAACGGCACTCAGTTCTACGTCAAACAGTCCACAGCTCCCACAACAGGCGCAGTGTACTTGGAGATCGTTTACGCCTACGGAGGTCCATAATGAGTCAAGCTGGATCTAATGGAAAAGGAGGAGGGGGAGGAGGCACTATCACAAGTGTTCAGACTTCTAATGCTACCCCTCAATTTGCGCTCTCAGGAACGACTGAAACGGTAAACTTTGGGATTTCCAACCTTTTACTCGGAAATAATGGCGCAACTATCACTTCAGGTACGCTTAACACTGGGTATGGACTATTATCATCTGCGGCATTGACCAGCGGGATTGCCAATACATTTTACGGGAACAGTTCCGGGAATTCGATGAGTACTGGCGAAGCGAATACGGGCATCGGATTCGCTGCGCAGTTTCTTGGAGTCTCTGGGAATTTCAATACGTCTGTGGGATACGAAAGCTTATATGGCGTTGTCAGTGGGACCAACAATATCGCTCTAGGATACCTTGCCGGGTCAGTTTACGAAGGCGCATCCAGTTCAAATATCTCGATCGGTAATTCAGGTGTAAACACGACTGAATCCAATACTATACGCATCGGAACACAGGGTACGGGAGCGGGACAGCAGAACCGTAACTTTCAGGCTGGTATTACTGGAAATACAATTACAAACTCGCCGATGATGGTAACTATTGATAATTCAGGGGGGGCGACAAATGGTCAACTGGGGATAGCATCTATTCCTAGTGGATTTACCCCTGTTAACTTTAGTGCAAAACTTTCAGAAAATATCGAAAATGTCACTGGAGATAACACTCAATATACTATTTTGTACGATACAGTCGTTTTTAACAATGGCGGAGGTACTTATTCTTCAGGTACAGGTAATTATACAATTCCGGCTACAGGTATATATCAGATCAATTTAACTCACTATGTTTTTGGCGGAAGTGTCGCTCAAACCGATTTTCTAGGTTTCCTTCTCATTAACGGCTCAACAAATATTCGATTGATGGATGCCAACCCAGGGGCTTTAGGGCTGTCGTCAACGTCCAATGAATTTATTGCTTCAGGGTCTTACTTATATTCTGCGACGGTCGGAGATACAATTAGCGGTAATGTTGAGGTCGGCGATGCGACTAAAAACGTTGGTGTGGCTGGAGGAACCGAATCGTGCCTTTTCAGCCTATTTAGAGTCGCTTAATAAATAATGTAGCCAAAAAACACAGCATTACTTAATCTCCTGCGTTTCACAACAAAACAGGAGATTAAATGAATATTCAAATCAATAGCTTCTCATATGGAAATTATGGTAACCAATATCAAGATGAAGAACCTCCCCGACCGGAAATAACTGTTGCCATTCAAGTTACTACACCAGTATACGAAGAAGTGGAGCTACCTACAGGAGATTGCCCAGATTGGGTATGTAATATCCTGTGATTCCGTTCAAGCTTCATCCGCAGTTTGCACAATGGACCCCAGTAAAAAGAAACCCGGAAGAAGTGCTACGTTTCTCGCCGGGTGACTGTAATCCGGTCATACAATGTATAACCGACAAAATATATGAACTCACAAGTAAAATCTATGCTATTGCAACTCAATCCAACCATTCCCGTGATCACGCCGAAAGGAAGGGCACTCGCTCATCTTCTCATGGACTACGGGGAAGAGCATCACCTCATGTGGATCGTATTTCAGGACGACACGGGGGAGTGCTGGACGTGGCCCAACCCGGACATACGGATTCAAAACAACGTCACGTTCAATCGAAATGTGGATCGCCACCTCACTACTCCGAAGCTCCCTCACTTCACCTTGGAGAGGAGCAAAGAAGAAAGCCCAGCTAACCATTAATCCACTGAAGATATACATCATTTTTTTGTGCTCCATTTTTTGAACGCGTCTAAAAATCCCTCCATCCTTTGTACAGCTTCTCGCTTTATTTCTTCAACGTTTTTTCCTGTACTATCTGCACATTCCTGTAAAAAAGCATTCATTTTCCTTTTATCGACGGCCTTAAACTCGGCAGGTATCGCCAAATCGAATTCAAGGCACTTTGCGGGCTCATAGAGAGCTTTTGCGTCCATATCTGGATCTTCGCCGGTTTCTAAGCAGAACGTCTTCAGCATCGCGTATTTACATGCATAAGAGACTGCCTTTCCGGGACCTTTATCTCCAGAGTCTACGCCATATCCATAATGAGTCACCCTTATAAAATTTTCTGGGTCATCAACATTTGTAAATCTCATCACAACTTGCGCGCAGGTTCTATTTCCTTCCTGTTTTAGCTCCTCAACATGTGGTATTGCTACAATTCCGTGCTTCACTAAATGCGGATGTAATGCGGCTGTCACTTGGTCATGGCTGGCAAATCTGTATTGTCCGTTTACAGTCTTGTCGCCTTTCTGTATGTATGACAAGTCGCCCATGACTCCCAGAATACGCTGATAGATATTAAGTTTTGTTTCCATTCTTTTCCTTCGGTTTGTAAAAGTAGTTCCAGCACTCCAACGCGCACATAAACACTTCAAGTTCTTCGTCTAAATTTTCATAAAAGTCCACTCGTGGATATTCTCCGTCTTTATCCAGGTAAACCAATGCTGCTCCGTTAATCTCTATCCCGTTAAGCTTTAGCAGTAATTTGTAGGCCGCCATCTGTATTGGATAGGTTTTTTGTGGTTTTGCGCTTGTTTTAATGTCGATAAGATATGTCTGTAGGTTCTCGTCTTTTATCACGTAATCGACTTGTCCAGAATACCCAAAGCCTTCATCGGTATATCTTTTCTCAATGACTAAATACTCCTTTCTTGACGCTTGATGCCACTTCTTGAAAGAATCAATATAGCCTCTATGGTCTTCCTGAATTATCGCATCTGGTATCCATACTCCCTTAGCTATTCCAGCGCATAAAGCATGGACTGTAGTACCTCTAGCTGCCGCGTTCTCAAGGATCTGTTTGGGCACATTGTCGTATCCAGTGTAACTTTTTAGAATCTCTGTGACTCTCGGATATTTAGAAACGGCTGAGGTAGATGACATAAGATAGTCCCCCAAATACAGCTATGGACACTGCTGAATACATTAAAATCTTGAAAAACAACCCCATTCCTGCTTTTATCTCGTCCCATGCACTTTTAAATTCACTCATCATAAATCTCCAATGTTAAAATTTGAACTTAACATTGAAAACCAATACGTATCAATAATAAATTTAATAAGGAGTTGTAAATGGTTAGACCTAAGATGTTTAAAAATAGTGAAATGGTTTCTTTAAGATTGGACGCACAGATGCATATTCAACTTAAGGAGATCGCGGCATTGGAAACAAGTCTATCCGGAAAGCTTGTCACCATGCAGGACCTAATTAGGAATTCACTGCACTTTTCGTATGATGATGGTGAGCGTCTTAGGGAAGTTTTCCGGAGAAATAAAGAAAAAATTAATAAACAATTCCGTTTTCTAAAAAAATGTTGCGCCAGAAAATAAAATGAGGTAGGGTGGGTAAAAAACAGAGGTTCACGAATGAACCCCTGTAATCGCACTTCTATCTTTCCGAACCAAGGTCAGATATGGATAATCAGTTTCATACTACATGAAGTGCGTAATTACTTAATAGAAAAAAACTATGGCTAAGGAAAAACGCGCTTCTGTCTATTTCGATCGAGAGACTTTATCTTTCGTGGGCATCGATGCTCTCGTAAAGAAACAGCTTTCCGACGTTTACCCAAAAGTGGACATCGACAAAGAACTTATCAAAATGTCGCTCTGGCTTCAGACCCCAAAAGGCAAGAAGTATAGGGCTACCATCGGCTTTGTCATGTCGTGGCTATCGAATGCTTGTCCGGCACATAATACTGGCCAGCAATATACCATCGGAGATCCTGATTCCCCATTAGTTGAACTTGTGAACGACTATCTTAAGGGATTATGGAAGGACTCGGAGCACATACTGGAATTCAACACGAAGAGAACGTGAAATTCCGTCTAGTTAACAAATCGCATCACATCATTGCGGTTTCAGAACTCCCTGTTGATTACCGAAAGGAGATCGAAAAGGGATTTACCACTGGATGGCGCACTCTAGACAAATATCTTCAGGGCTTACGACTTGGCGAGATCACGGTAATTACTGCGGACACTGGCGTCGGAAAGACAACGTTCTGTACACAACTTATGGTCAACTGCGCCATGCAAGGAATCCCGGTATGGATAAATTCGTGGGAGATGAACCCTGCCACTATTATGCGAAAGATTGCGTCAATAGTCCTCCGAAGACCGATGAAACTTCAAAACTTCAGTGAACATGAAAACGAACAATTCGATGAGTGGTGTGATCGTTATAAAATTTATATCAATCCTAATACTATTGGTACAGACGTTAAAGCTTTGGGCATTCAACTTAAAGCTGCTAAAGAAATAGGTATCAAAATAGTCATGCTTGACCATCTAGATTACCTAGTAAACACACACAAAGAGAAACTACACGAAGCAATAGATGAAACGATTAAATCCCTACACGAACTTGCTTTTAGCTTGGGGATGCATTTTCTACTTATATGTCATCCTAGGCAATCTTCTACGTCATCGGAGGAAATAGGTATTCATTCCCTCAAAGGATCAAGTTCGATCAAACAATACGCCGACAACGTTCTAGTCCTTCATCGTTGTGCGCGTACTGACTCAACATCAGACCCCTACAAAGTAAAAATCCGCATCGCTAAAAATAGGATGTTCGGAACAGAAGGCAACGCGTATTTATTTTATCAACCAGCCTGGGACGGCTACATGGAGTTTACACAATGCACATAGTTTTAAAAGGAAATGACGGATTTCAGAAAGAAGAGGAAAGAGAATTTGAGTCCATTCAAGCACCGTACACCTACAGAATGAGACAATATCAGAGACTCGAAAACCCCTTTATTTATCGACCATTTCAAGAATATTTAGGTGTTGTTGATAGGGAATTTTATCTTAAATCCCAGTTTTATGCTCTAGGAAAACAAATCGCGTATTATGAGGAAATATGACTTGTTGCAGATCCAACGAAGACGCTTTTTACGAAGACTGGGAAATGTCCGGTCAAGATGAGATGAATGAACTTTATCTCAAAACACGTCAGCTCCAAAGCTTTAACGACGCACTGGAACGGACGATACGCAACGTTAAGGAACTCAAACGGTTAGGTGAAGAATGCAGATCGAAGTAGGGAACTATCGCAAACAACAGAAAGGCGCACTTCAAGGCTTTTTTTCCATCTATTTTGAAGGATTGGAGATCAAAAATTGTGCGCATTTCCGAAATGAAACACGTGAATGGTTCAACTTTCCACAAGAGAAAATCGATAAGAAAAACGGTGAGAAACCAACATTTTTTCCTCTTGTTATCCCACGCCAATCAGGAATTAAACAAAAAATAGATGAATTCGTAGTCCCTCAGCTTAAAGACCTTAAACCGGAGCAAATGTATGTCTCAAGATCTAGCAATGAGCAATCGAATCCTGTTCAAAGTGAATCACCCGGGCTATGGTTCTGAAGTGATATTCGATTCGTGGATGACCTTATGCGAACACACGATGGAACTGGCGGAAGACGAGGCTAAACGACAGCTTATGGACGAACTTATTAGGCGCACGGAACTTATAGCCGACGAAATGATTGCTACGGCCGAAGAGGTCGCATGAGAGAAGGATGTTGGGAGGGACCGATAATGGAACCAGAGCCACCCCCTCCCAATCCATATATCTACACTGAACTTACCATCCCCGGAGATCCCTTGCTTTACAGCTTGAAGTATCCTGTGGGAGAGAGAACGAGGGAGATGAACTATTTTCGTAATCGTTCTTGGTATAGTCCATTGCGTAGTATATTTCGTGCAGCTAAAACCTTTAAAGATCCCATGGTTCTGTTTGTCCGATTCTACGTTTCTCCAATGCCAGGCGTAAAGATTCGCTCTAGGGATTTAGGCTCAGAAAAGGTTCCGGCAGCTCAATCTTGGGAGATAATGGACTACACTTTATCGTTCCTTGAGATGTTAAAGGGCAGCCTGCTACGAAATTATAGACAATTAGTTAAAATCGACTGCGAGAAGTTTTATAGTAAACATCCTCGGACAGTACTAAAATTCATGAGTTATACCGAATATGACGCAATTCAGCACAATCATCCCCTTTACTCCAAAACCAAAGGCATCTGTCAGACTTGGGAAAAGCGGGTTCTTCAATCCGAGCTCAAGGGGTATGGCCAGAACCGCAGAGCACGTCCGAAAAAACCTGACGTTAGAAAAACCATTGAAAGGGCCATTGCTTATTATTGCTCATTTCGTAATGCCGTCCCCCAAGCACGCCCACGTCTCGGCAAGAAGAAAAAGACATCTTCAGCCGCATTGCTCAAAGCCGGATGTAGACAATTTAGAAAAGTACCTAAGCGATGCCCTAAGAGGAATCGTGTGGGAAGATGACGCTCAAATTTGTTGGATGATTCTTTCGAAGAGTTCAACAGTTGAAATCGAGGGACATACGTTTCTTTACGTCCAAGAACTTGATTCACCTCAGCCGGACTACCAAGGAATTCTAGCATCCATAAAAAATAACATAGATTTACAAAAAGGAACTATTTATGCCCTCTAAAGAACAAGCCATTTTTTGCAACTGGATGATTGTCGAAGGAATCGTACGACACATTCGAGATAACCTTCAAGAAACGCCATTCCAGAACATGCACCATCTTATTGATACCTTGTGCGATGGAGTTAGAATTGCTGGGGTTCAGATGAAACAATCCCTATTAGAGCAAGACGATGACCATCATACCTTTTCCCGATAGGATGGTTTATGTCGTCCTAGGCATAGATGAACATGGACACGATCAAGTGCTTTCTGTCTTCTATACCTATGCGGATGCTAAATCATATTGCTCTTCAACGATGAAAGACAATATCTATTACGATTTATGGATTGAAAAGCACCCTATTCTCTGATTTCTATGGCATTACTGCACTCGTTTCAATGCGATGCGTATTTCGCCAGTTATAGATCGTGAGTATCATCTCCATATAGTCCCGAAAATTCGCTCTTGGCCCTATTCGGGAAATATGCTTTTCAAGATTATCCATCCATTTTTTCACTTCAAACTCCGGATGCTTCATGACTATTAGCAGAGCATTCCAAAATTTTGATGTCGATGTCCATTTATTATCTCCGGGCTGCTTTTTAATGAAATTTATTGTACCCCAACATAGTTCTATTTCTTTTGCGACTTGTCCTTCCTGGAAAATAAAATCTCCGTTCTTAAAGGATATCTTTTCTTCATATTTATTCCCCATTACAATCATCAGAGCTATTCGGAGTGTAATATTGTTCTTTTTCATAAACTCTTCAAGCTTAATATATTCCGCAGAATGATTCTTTAAATGGAAGTTAAAATAGTCATTCATTGACCATTGTCGCGATATATTTAGTCGAATAATATCTTGAGCAACTAATTCCTCACGCATTTCATAATAAATCGGTAGGCTTAAGTTTCTGGCTGCGATTAATCGATGTTGGCCGTCAATAATCTCCATTTCTGCGTTTACCACAATCGGACGAAATTGAAGCATGTTTTTACTTAAAATACTTGTTTCCAACATCTTTACATGTGCCGGTATTATGCCACCTTCCCTGTTATCATTGCGAAACTTAAATAAATTATAATCATTTGTCTTTTTTATCATATTTATCCTTATATTTTTTAAGTTCTTTCTCTAATTCATTGATTTTTGCATGATATTCTCCTACTTTTTTGCGCCCCTTACTTAAAAATTCCTCCCTTTGTTTTTTTACTCTTTCGGCACTTTCTTCCGCTAATTTCTGACCTTGAATAGCGTTGTATACTCTAATGCCTCCTCCCTTTCTAATCTCGATGTTTATCATATTATTTGTGCTTTTAATTTCGGCAGCTATTTCTGTGATGCTTTTTTTTGCATTGAGTCCGTCTTCGATGATTTCTCTTTCTAGTATTGTTAATGGTTTACGTTTCATCAAGTTCCTTCATTTTATCAAACAATATTTCTATTTGCATTTCGATGACCTTTATCCTTTCTTCAATATCGTTGTGTCCAGTCAGATTTTGATTTTTTTTATTGTTTTTACTGTCTGCATCCATTTGAGCTTTTTCGGCACAGTACTTTCCTTTCTCGCATCGTTTAAGCTCTTTTCCGATTGAAGTAATATGCACCCCAATCAATTCTGCTATAAAAGTGTTATTTATCCCTGCATGGACGAGCTTTTCAATTTTCCTACGTTCATCTATTCCTATTACATTGTTGATTCCTTGCTTCCTCTTTTCCGAGATCTCTTCTTTTTCAAATAAATCATTCATCCGTAACGTCCTTGATTTGTATTTTTTTGTCCCATAACGGATTGATATTATATTTCTTCATCGCCCCGACTAAATGAGACATGCTTTTTGCCGTTATTTTGATCTCTTTTACCTTATTATTCTCTACCGTCTTAATGCTAAACGTCTTCATATCGCCCTCTTGGATGGAAGTGTTGAAACTTTTCTTGCATTTTAATACTACTCAATTGAGTATATCGCTGCGTGCTCGTTATGGAACTATGGCCCAGTATCTCCTGGATAAGCCTTAAGTCCGCGCCTTCATCAAGCAAATGTGTCGCGCAGGCATGTCTTAGGGTATGGGGCGTCACTCCCTCTAAGCGTGCCTTTTTTGCATGTCTTCCAACTATCAAAGCGAGAAGTCTCCTCCCGATCCCTTTTTTGTGAGCTTGCGTGATGAACAAATATCCTTCCTCATGTCCTCTATAGTTTGCAAGATAGGTCGTTATCCAGTGTTGCGCCTCTAAGTTTATTGGGATGGTTCTGGTCTTTTCTCCTTTTCCGCATACGATTGTAATGTGCTGGCCTTGATAGTTTTTGATCTCCAAATCACATAGTTCTGAAGCTCTTAAGCCTGAAGAATACAAGAGTTCCATCATAGCTCTGTCTCTTACTCCAGCTTCATGGGTGATATCTATTCCTTTCATCATCTGGCTCACTTCTTCCTTTGTTGGTACGTATGGCGCTTTAACCTTATGCCTTGGTATCTGAATATCTTCCGCTAAATCGACGTCAATGGCCTTAATTCGCTTCAGGTAACGAGAAAACGATCGTATGGACATATAGTATCGCCTAATGGTTGATTCGCTCTTCCCGGCCTTCTTTGTGTGTCCAAGGTAACTGGTGATAATATCCGGTTTGAGTTGCTTAATGCGCTTCATACCTTTCTGTTCTGCGTACGATAAGAACGTTTCTATGTCCCTCGTGTAAGCATCAATTGTGTTCTGTCCCTTCGTCAGTAGCAGGCTCTCGCAGTAACTTTGCAGAGCTTGACTTAAGGCAGTCGAAGCCGTCCGTTGTGTTTTCATCTAATGGTATCCTTTGCATATGGTGTTTTTTTTTAAGGTAACGGAGATACTTTATAACTATCTCCGTGGCCGTCAGGTCATGTTTTACTGCCATGATAAAAAGCATATCGTGCAAGTCTACTGGTATGCGTATATGTAGTGTCTTTGTGCCTAAGTTATTTCTCATTAATTCCCTCCATTTATGACGTGTCGAACATACAATCCTGTGTCCTTTTGTTGCAAGTTTTATTCCTTATTGGCGTTGTCTAATGCGTTTTCTAAAGGTCTAATTGCTTCGTATGTTTCAAAGCATCTGAATTTTTTGGATTTTACGACTTGTAACAAGTATTCTAGTTCCCTCTTTTCCGCATCGAAAAATTCCAGGCGATCCTTAGCTATTTCCAATGCTCCAGCGTAGTTATATCGTTCAAATTCCTGTAATATCCGCTCCCAAGTCAATTGAGGGATTGTTGGCCCCCAATGCGACAGATATAAAGTGAAATTCCTGTCTTTTATTCCTTGTTTGTAGATATGGAGCTTAGTTGAATGTTGATCTTTGCATATATAAGCATGGTATCCGTATTCCTCTATGCGTTCAGTAAAGCGTTTGTTCACGTGTTTGTAGTGCGCCATTTCGGTAATGATCGCCCTAACGCACGCTTCCATTTGGCACATGATTTTTAAGGCTTCAATGTCTTCTTGTATTTGTTTTTTGTTCCAATTCATGTTAGTTTTCCTCTTCTTCTTCGTAATTATCTTCTATTGTTTCATCATAAAAACCGTTACAGTTATTTTCATACATATCTTCTAATGCTTGATCTATCCATTCATATTCATTCATTGTTATTTCCTTTGTTGTTATTCATATGATTTTAAGTAAATATCTGTTGGTTCTTTTTCGGATTGGAAGCCTTTTGATTGAGCTTTAAACTTTTCTACAAATTCCTCAAATTCTTTAAGATCTAGCCAATCCGTGATATGTTCTTTAGTGTCTTTATCCATTTTGTTTTCCTTCATTTGTTGTTGTTATTTCCGTTCCTGCTTTAGCTAGCTCCGATCTTATCCTGAACTGTTAATCGCGTACTAGGTGACTTAAACCGTCATGAACGTTCACTATAGCTAATGAACGTGTTGAAGGTTTAAACGACACAAGCTAGCCAAGGTGTTATATTGCATTGCTTGCATTTGTATTCGTGTTGCTGGTCAATGTATTTCCAATTGTAACGATCGAATAATCTTAAGGATTCGGCTTGGCATTCCTCGTAAATGTATTCCCTGTTCTTTTGTTGGCTATAGGCTTGTTCTTCAAGTGTTAGCATTTTGTTTGTCTCCTTAGTTTTCTATAATGTATGAAAGTATTAAGCGATATTCTCCGTTCCATTGGCCATAAATCTGTGCTATTCTACCGTCAAATTTAAGATCTTTAGCTTTTGGAAAATCGCACCAGCTATTAACTCTCTCTCCGCGCGTGGTGTGGGTTTCAAAGGCAAAACGGTTTGTTTGGACTATGCTAACTATCCGTGTGGAAAATTCTCTTTCTAGTACGTGATTAAATCCTTTCCATACTGAGCCCAATTTTATTGCACGCTTAAAATCTGCTAATGTTGCCATGTTTGTATCTCCTTAATAGTAAATGATTGCGTTAACTAATTTCACGGTGTAGATAATCGAGCCGGATAAGACTTCATCCAGAATGATACGTGCCTTTCTCAAGCTTGTTGCTGTTATGTCAATATTAGATTCAATAGTAGGATAGTTAACGGACTGGCGATATCTAACTTTGAATGTATAATCCTGTTTGTTCATGTTTGTATCTCCCTTTGTGTTTTGCGCTCTGAACTAATCTGGTTTCGATTGTGTTACCTACTTCAGATTGTGAGCGCGTTTTGTTATGTTCAGTAATATATCATATGTGTATTTATGTTGCAACACGTTTGTTTGTGTATTGTGTGAAATACGATTGTAGGGTATGTGTGAGATATGATTAAAAGAATAAGTTAACAAGTGTAAGTGGAGTAGTAAGGTGGGAAGGAAGAAAAAAGGCGAACGGTATTACAAGGAATCGGAATTTGAGTCGGACAAGGAGCTAAGAAAATGGGCGTTTGAGGAGCTTTGCGCACATATCGAGTCAGGGTTATCGCCACAAGGGTTTGAATTGCTTTCCGTTAATACTGTGAACGCTTGGTTTGAGAGATTCCCTGAGGAGTTTAGGAGGGATAGGTACGAAATCTCTTTAAGAAAAGGGTTCAACTGGTGGGAAAG